TTCATCATAAAAGACTGCTGCTACTACGTCAGGTTTTGTATTCATGTGTGTCTGTCCGTTTTAAATTCCCATGTATAATATATATATAACCGCCCGCCATTTTGGGGGTGGTCGAGGTCCTAATGCCGCCAAAAAAAGCTCCCCTACAGGCTGTAAACCCGCATGATGCCTAGGCTGTGCGTTATATTCTGCTTTTAATTCTGTTAGTTGGTTGTGCCTATCTTCTGAACTCCATTCGTGCGTGCGAGAACTGTTCGTTCGTCTTCAGAGCTGGGGTCTTTGGTCTCCCATTTAATAACTATACTACTTTCTCCAGTTTGTTTAACTTCGGACTTGTCACCATATAATGCAATAAGTTTAGAGGCTAAAAATCTGATGTGATGCAACTTTTCCCGTACCATCTGAAATTGTTGCGGTGGTATATCTTCTCTGTCTAATATCTCCATAGCTGTATCAAGCCAGGTCTGTGCTCCAGTCCTTCTGGCTTCAGTTATATCGTTAGCAAACTTCTCACTCTCACGAACCCATTTATATATTGTCGATAGTCCAGGCATATCTTTCTGTTTGGCTATTCTGGTCAATGGATGGCCTAGCTGCAACTGTTCCAGGATTGCGTCTGAGTATTTGTCTAATTTCATCATTTGTTTTGTATTTCATTGAAACTAAATTTTTCAATGCCTTTATTTTACCCTCAATAGATTTTGGACCAGTACTTAAGCCCGCATGATTTTTGCAACGATAATGACCAGATTTCATTAGATAGCCTTTAGCTTTGCATTGTACAGTATAGTTCGAAGCCCTGGTTTTAGACTCACAAAAGATTTTGTTTCTCATGTGTGATTTAATGTTGATACAGTAATATTCGATTATATGTAAATTAGTAAGTTATTTGGGGTTTAATGTCTAATAAAAAAAACTTTGCTTTTATTAATCTTTTTTCTTGCATGTGACCTTTTTGGTCTATAATGTCTTTTTATATCACAAATAAGGAGACAAAAAAAATGACTAAAACACAAGAAAGAAGCCAAAATGTAATAGTTAAGGTCAAAAATGTTTATGGGAATGATTTGATTTATCCAGTAAATATTCAAGCTTTACGTTTTAGTGCTTTACTAAATAAAAAAACTTTTTCAGAAAGTGAACTAAAAGTTATCAATCAAATTCATCCAGATATAAATATTGAATGGTACGCCCAGGAGGTAAAAATATAATGCTTATTTATTTATATGACAAATTCATAGCTTTTTATGAGCATGAGTACACGCTACCAGGAATGCTAATCTTGGCTGTAATTTTATATCTAGCAAAACCTTACTTGATAGGAGTTTGATCATGAAAACATCATATCAATTTATATTAATAACAACGGGCTTTATATTGACGCCTGTTGTTGTTGTTTATGTTGGCCCATTAGTGGGCCTGGCATTATTTGCAATTTGTGCAATGAAAGTTGCACTATCTTTTATGGAGGACCTTTAAAATGAAGTTATTTACTAAAGCAATTGAAACTAAATTAATTGAAAACCACAACAAGCACAAAAAAGCTTGGAATGATGAACACCCCGAACACATAGAAAGTAAGGTTGTTGTTAAACTCTTCAATCCAACGGGAATTGGTACTTGGTATCTATCGGAATACAATCCAGAAACAAAAACAGCTTTCGGATTGTGTGTTTTACAAGAAAAAGAACTTGGCTATGTGTCAATTGATGAGCTTTCTCAATTTAAAGGGAAAATGGGCCTTGGAATTGAAAGAGATTTATCTTTTCCAATGAATAAAACAACACTTGTTGAGTGTAGGGAGGAATAACGTGAAAAAAATTAAAATAGTTAAAAACGGAATAAGTCATTATGGAGTATTTTTAATTCAAGAATATTCCGATGGCATAGAACAACAAGAAGCCATGTTGCAGTGTCATTGGTACGATACTTGGAACGGGGCTGTTAAAAAAGCTAAATCACACCAAGAAAATGATAATGCTGTTTTAAATGCCTGGATGAATAAAACTTATTAATGGCTAGCTTCACAATAAGCCATTATTTGCTGGCAACTGTCATTCTGTCGGGCCTGGGGCTGTTAGTGCTCCTGGCCCTTAGAGACATAGGCAAGCAAGCAATCAATTTAATTTTACAATGGAGGAAATAAACAATGATTGAGACAATAACAGAATATCAATTTCAAGATAAAATGGTAAAACATGGCTTCAGCTATGACGGCTCAAAGGCTTTATTTAATTACTTAGAGCAATTAGAAGATGATTGTAATATGAAAATTGAATTTGATCCTATTGCCATAAGATGTAAATATATTGAGTATAACGACTTAGCAGAACTGAATAACGACTATGCCCCATTATATTATGAGAATGATTATGACATGAAGTCTTTGGCTGAAGTTACTACAGTTATAGAAATTGACGGTTTAGATAGTATAATAATACAAGCGTTTTAATTAACTAATAACAGAAAGAGTATAAAATGAATGAAGCAGTACAAGAAGCAATAAAAGAAGCTAGTATTTCTATTGCGTGTTGTTTAGATGAAGTGAGTGAAGTTACTCAACATGATTTAGAACACATACAAACCCAAATAGATATGATAGAAGATGAATTAAATGAGATAAACAATGATTAACACTAACCATTTAAGCATAGAAGCAACTACAAAATTATTAGATTTGGATAAATCTTTTATTGGTACTAATGATTATATGGGCTTTTCTTATTTTTGGTCTTATGAATATAGACACTATTTAAGAGATGTCAGTGATGCAAAAAGAAGAAAAGTACATAAAAAATTTATTGATAATAATTTAGCTGTAAACGGTGAAAGCTCTGAGCATTTACAAATTATAAGAAAAATAACCAAGCTTTATTAATTTAACCTGGGGAGCTTGTTCATAAGCTCCTCACTAATTACAATACGCATCCTTAACATCCTAATGGCTCCTAAATATCGTTTTTTTGCGGTGTGTCTGCTACATTTTAAGATGTTTTTACCGATCCAGTACCAGGGTGCCCCGTAAGTACGGGCCCAGACCATTTTTCTTTCTTCAACACTTAACAAAGGATTAAGGTGAAATAAACAATACTCATACACCGCAATCTCATTGCTACTAGCACTAATTTTTACAGGTTGTTTGCTCCAAGCTCCCATATCTGATTTATCGTGAACTATGTCAAACCGCATCGAGTTGGCCCCTTTTTTATATACCGCTGGAAGCTTTTTATCAGTGTCAAAGGCTGTTTGAAACATATCAATGATTTGTACTGATGTTACAGTCATTGGTAAAACCTTAAAGATTGAGCAAGGACCCAAGACTGAGCAAGGACCCAGCTCATTGTTTACCTAGCTTTGGTAATTCTTTGGGCCACTGAATTTCACCTTCAATTAACTTCTTCCAAAACTCTTCTTGATTACCCTTAGACTTCATCTCTACAAAGAATTTATCTTTCAGCAGTTGGTCCGATTTTCTTAACCTCTTGCCACTCTTAATAGCTTTGACCGCATCTCGGTAAGGCAAGCTAAGATTTTTGCCCAGGTGGGACGTAACAGCAGACAATTTTGTCTGCTTTATATTCTTAGATATAGAAGTCTTAGATATTCTAGTAATTAAAGGTTTATTAATATATGACAAATTCTGCATCTCTGGATGTAATAGGCCCAAATGCACAAAGTAATCACAGCTGCTACGCAGCCGTTTTCTACTAATCATTTTAGCATCGTCTAGTTCTTTAATACACCGAGCAATGGTCCGCTTACTAAGCTTTAGATCTTTGGCCATTGTAGCTTGCCGACAGTACACCCGTTTATGCCTGGCCATAAATTCCTCCAGGTATAAATAAACTACTTTAGATTGTGGTGTGATGTCAGCTCTGATGAATTTACCCCAGCTCACTGAATGACCTCAATAGGAATTAATGCTGATAAGGGTACTTTATAAAACGGTGGTCGGTTGCCGACTGAGGTTTGCCACTCTTGTTTCTTGCCGTCAGCTCCCTTAATATATCCAAGGACCTCATACCTCGTTAATGAATGACATAAAACTAAAATATAGTAGTAGTCCGAGTTCATGTTCTCACGCATGATTAAATAGTTGGTGTTTTTGTTTCGATCGATCTTGTGATGCATCTGACATTTGACCTCGATATTTTTTCCAATGTCCGCAGCACTAAAAGTGTTCACAGAATGACTGTAATAACGATTTAGAGCACTGCTACAGGCCATTTCCGAAGCTGCCGATACTACTTGCCAGCCAATATCTTCTATGGGGTTAAAAACGACTCCGTATGCATCTTTGTGTTCAAATGCAATGGACTGTGATTTACGCAATATGCCAGTAGAAGCTGCTGCAAAAAACTCATAC